GGGGTATAGTCCACCTTCTCATCGTGATCTACCGCAAAAATCCATTGAATCTCTAGAGGCTTTTGGGCAAGCGATAGCCATTGATAACGCCGTTGCCAAGCCAGTTGCGGTCTGCCTCTGGTTGCGTGAACGAGCGTAATTTTAGGAGTCGGCCACATCTTGAGCATCTTCTCGGACTCCTCGTTATTTCCTACGCACACGCAAGCAATCTGGTAAAGGTCTAGGGCTTTCCAATCATAGACATCCTCGACTTGGTTCCAATAGTGAGTCTTTGGCCTTTGAAGGGTCATCGCACTTCGACTAGACGCATAAGCCTTGTTCCAGATTCCTCGGCTGGCGTATTCCATCGCAGTATAATAGTGGGCTTCTCGGCGGTCTGGTTGGAGCGTGATTGCTTGCCCTAGCCATTTAAGTCTTTCGTCTTTCCCGGTGCATCGTCCCAAGTTGCAAAGCACATCGTACCGGAGCGTATCGTCCAACTCTGGGAACATCAAAGCCCTCTTGCTGTAATCAATGCAACGCTCGACTTGGTTGGATAGGTAGGCTTCTTGAGCCGTGTAATAAAGTGAATTGGGTGCTGGTTCGAGGGTATCCGCCAAGATGCGAAAGTTCCTATCAGCACTTGTCTGCTTGTATCCGTGGGGCTTGTGGATGCGAAAGGTTTTATCTACGGCAACAAGTTTATCTGGCTCGCTCGCAACCAGCATTTCGTGGACTCGGTTCTTCCATTGGCATTTGCCCTTGCGACTGAAAGTTTCTCGGAGGGGTTTGAGTCCAGCGTTGGCAACATCGTAACGCATAGCCACTAGCCATTTGTCTTGCTTCTCTGCCTCATCTAAAGCCCGATCAATCGCTTCCTCACAACCCTCTGCCATCACATCATCGGCATCTACCCAAGCCGCCCACTCACAAGAGCAATTATCTAGTGCCAGATTACGAGCTTCCGCAAAATCGTCAATGTGTGGCCAATCAATTTGTTTGTTTTTGTAGTGAACGACTTTGGCTCCAAAACTTTTGCAAATCTCTTCGGTTTTATCGGGAATCTGGTTTCCCCTAGCGATTGCAACAATAAACTCCTTTGCAATCGGTTTGAAGCTCTCCAAGCATCGGCTAATGTAGGCTTCCTCATTTCCAGCAATTAAGTAAATAGAGAGTTCGTGTTTCATTGAGGATTTCAAGGATGGTTATTTTTAGCTTAAAGTAAAGCGTTAAGCGTAGTCATTAGCGTGGTTATTCTGGAATCTAGTGAAGAAAGAGTAAGGCTTTTTCCAATTGAGTAGAAAGACATTCTTGCATTAGTAAATGTCGCTCCAGCACCAGTTGCAAAAACACCCATTAATTCATTGGTTCCTGCTCCAGAATTTGCAGTAACTACGGCATCTGAAATGCCACTAGCAGTAGTAAATCTTCTGCTAAAGTTAGCCGAGTTATTTCTTGTGTTTCCTTGAAATCCAATCGGTGCAAGCGTAATTGTGGAAGCAGTTATAGCTCTGTTTTGAGTGGATATTGCTGTAGCTGTTCCGTGACGCAGAACAAACCTGTTACCAAGACCACTTGGTGTTCCAACTAAAGTTCCAGAGGCGTTGGTTTGAGTCTGTGAAACATAACAAGAAATATGGCTATCATTTTGTGGTAAATTTGTTGTGTCGTTATTGTTATAGCCAGTAGCAAGATATTTACTTGTTCCATCTCCCAATAGACCAAGTTTTCTGCTATAATCCCCGCTTACAAAGTTATTGTTGGTTGGTGCATTCCCCTTGAGTGGAACTAAAGCACCAGTATAAGTTCTGGCACCAGCCATAATGCAAGAAGCAACAATGGCATCCCAAATCCCATCGGCCTTGCACCCCACAACAAATGTATTGATGGCAATCTTAACAGAGTTTTCCAAGGCTTGCCCATCGGCGGCCTCTACTGCGGTGAGGTAGGCTAGAGCGTCCGGGTCGTAGGTGTTTTTAATAGATAGGGAGCCGATTCCACCGATTCTTGTATTGCCGATTAACATAGGATTTCTAGGAGCAAAGTGTCAATAGATGGCGTATTTAGCGTTTAGGTAGCCTTCGACTTGTTTGCGTTCAGTTGTTGTTAAAGCTCTGTTGTAGATTATTACCTCGGCAATATTACCATAAAGTCCAGTAGCAGTTAAATTTTGAGAACCTTGTCCTATAAATATTGCACCACCACTATTTTGTGATGACATATCAGCATTTTGACTAGTTGCTTCTGATGCTCCATTATAGAAAATGCTCATATTTCCAGAGTTGTCTATTTTATAGCTAACTAAAGCGAATACATTATTTGCCACAAGATTTGCAATAATTGCTGTATTAGAATTACTTTCTAATTGTAGTTGAGGAATAGTATTGTTGAAAACAAAAGCTAATCCATCATCAGAATCATAATCATTGCCAGACCCAAGAAAGCCCAACATTCGTGTATATAGATTATCAGTATTTAATTGTTTAACTACAATGAAAGCACTTGAATTTTTTAGATTAAAGTTATTTGAAATAATAAATCTGCTTGTATTTGATCCAGTATTATTAAAGAGAATTGCAGGACGACCATTAACTGCATTTGTTTCAAGTGCTGGTAATACGTCAGCACCCACGGCATCATTTTTATTTCCACTCTGATCTGCCCAAGAATTGACTCTAAATAATGGGTCTTTGGTAATTGTATTTTTTGCTATTACTGGGCCGTAGTGTTCTTGGTCTGGAACCCATCCATTTTCATTTAGGCTTGTTCCATAATTAACATATGTTGTTGTTTGTAAATTATAGTCCTGTAAATACCAGTTCCCATTAGAGAAAAATATAATTCCATCTTCGGTAAGTGTATTATAAAGATAACTTTCCGAATTAGTCCTAATAAAAGTTCCATTCGATTCTGGAAGTGTTGAGCCAGAAATAACAATCTGGCTTACAAAATTTTCTTGAATTGCGCTAACGCCAGCATCAGCCTTGAGCCAAAGACCTAGACCAGAAATGTCGCTAGGTTGACTAGACGGACTACCCGGATAAAGGGAATATCCATAACCCAGCTTGGGCATTGTTTAGCTCCCGATTGCGAGGACTAGGCCAGTATGCAACTGGAACGATGACACGTCACCCGGCAGATAGCTTCCAGCGGGGATAGTTGTAGCGGAGCCAATGGTTGTATTGGCAAAGCCACTCATTCCAGTAACAGAGGAAGTGAGCGAATAAAAGCGAGTATCGGTCAATGCAACAAGGCCAGCAAATGAACCAGTAGTAGCACTTCCAGTTGTGGAACTATACTTTGTTCCGGGGCGTGAGGCGTGGGAAATCTGCGAGTAATAAACAAAAGAAGGGGTATTATCTGCCATAGTTTCCTTGTGATTATGTCAAAAGAAAAAGGGGGAGAGCTTTCGCCCTCCCCCTTCTTCAAGGAACCAACCAATGAACCAATTTTTAGCTGTAAGTCGTGGTGATACGAACCGCCGCATTAGCGTCAATGATCTTCTCTGCGGTGTTCATACGAACACGGAGAACATTGCTACGGCGAGCTTCGTCACGATAGCTTTCAGAGACGAAACCACCGGGAGCGTCATCAGACCACACCAAGGTGCGTCCCAGACCGCCAGCGGTGAACTGACCGCTACCAACATTCGCAACAACAATCTTGGTATCGGGAACGATGAACGAGCCAGAGTAGCTCTTGTTCTTGTTTGCCGTGTTGTAAGCCGCACGACCAATGTAGACTTTATCCACACCGAAAGCGGTTGCAATCTGGCTCTCATCGAGCAGACGGCCACCAGTATTGGAAACCACTCCGTAGAACTGATTCTGCAAGAGGGTAGTCCGGCGAACTCGTTCATAGACATTCGCCGACATGATAACGGCGTTTGCTTCGTATCCGAGTTTATTCAGAGCGAGCTTGCCAGCCGCAACATCCGCAGGGGCGTTGATGGTCGCAAGGTTCGCTTCGGTGTAGTTAGCCGTGGGGCTAATATCAGCCGTGGTGAAGGGGGTCGTTGTTGCAAACAGCAAGTCAGCCACCCGCTTTTCGTGAGAGAGCTTAACTTGGCGAAGCAAGAACTTCGCTGTTTCGGCTTCGATCTGGAAGAAGCGGTTTGCATCCGAACGGAAAGAATCGTCCAACAATTCTTCCAGTCCTGTTTCAATACAATCGTAGGTATCGGAGGTGAATTTCCGAACCGCACGAGCGTATTCAGCACCAGCAGACCGCTTGGCCGCATCGGCGTTCAAGAGGTCGGCATCAGCCGTCTGCACTTTGAGATAAACACCACTCTTTGCCGAGACAGGCAAGAGAGGCATAATGTCAGCACCAATCATCCCAATCTGGGCCGGGGCTTCGATGAGGGCTTGGTTGATGTCCGCACGAATTGTCGTGCCACCAGAAATAAAGCTCATTTTATATTATTCTTTCTTTTGTTTGTTGTTTCGTTGTTTAGAACATCGGAACTGCAACTTCGATAACCGCATTAGTCGCTGTGGCCGCTTCGAGAGCAACACCAGCCGTCACGAGGTTAGCCGCCAAGGTCGTAACCAACCCGGAAGCATCGAATTTGAGGGTATCACCAACTGCGGCAGTTCCCGAAACCGTTGCTAGGTAGGTCGGATGAAACAGCTTAACTGCCACGAAACCGCCAGCCGCAACATCTTCTTGAGTCACGCCGATAGCTTTGGTTGCACCAGTTACCGCAACATTAACGAACCCAGCCGTGGTGGTATCGGGCTGAACGAATCGGAACGCCGAGATGGCAGAAGCCGAACCGAATGTGCGAAAATTATTATCAATTTGAGTGGACATTTTATTTTATCCTTTTGTTAGATTTTCGTAATGCCACGGCTACGAGCCTCGGCATATTCTTTGGGGTTGGAGAGCATCACGGCGTTCATCGCCTTGAGCTTCGAAGTTCCGTAGTCGCTATGGGCGGCCACAAGTTCTTCAAAAGTTTTGGGTTCGACTTTCGCCGGGGCTTCAACCACCGGGGAAGCGGAAATGGGCTTGATGCCAAATTCAGTCAGCACCTTCTTCACAACTTCGCTCATCTCCTCTTTTTTATCTTCGGAGGGTTCAACCTCAACGGAGATTTCGGGAGCAGGGGCGGGAGTCTCGGAGGGCTTCTCGGAGGCCATCTCCTCTTTTTTCATTTCTTCTTTGGGTTTCATCGAGTCTTCAATGGCCGCCAAGCGAACCTTGATGTCCTCGATGTCTTTAGTGTAATCCTTGTTTTCCATATTTGTTTTGTCCTTTTTGTCAAGTGGAGGTTGCTCCACGGCTTCTTTGATTACGGCTGGGATTGTTGCCCCTCCCTGCACATAACCGAGTTTTTCCATAAACTTAACCATCTCCTCGAACAATCCATTCGTGGCGGCTGGGCTGGAAACTAAATCAGCAGAGGCGATGCTCTGGGGACGAATGTAATCCTTGCCATTGATGGTCTCGGACTCATTCAAAAATGCCAATGAAACTCCGAACTGGTCTGGGGCTTCGGATGCCATCTCTTTGATTAGGCCGTAATGAGGAGAATTGCGGAGTAGGCGGAGGTCTGCCACCAGCTTATCCCCTTCAATGCGTGGGTTCCTAGCAAATCCAACAACTGCATCCAGCCCGGAGCCGTGATTCATTTTTACTTTCACGCCATTCCTAGCCACCTTCATAAGTTTTAATGCGGTTTCTAGGCTAACTCTATCGACAAAAAGATCGTGTCCCTTGGCTTCGCCAACCTCTAAAATGCTAACTCCACCAAGTTCCATTTCCTCGGTATCTTCATCTCGGTAAGTGGAATAGGCTACCGCCGCCCTTTGGGTTTCGTCTGGGAACTTGCTTATGGCTTCTTCATCGCCCATAAACCGAGACACAAAGTCTTGCTCGGACTCATCAGCACTAGGGAGGGGTAAAGGCATAACTGCCTAACTTATGTCAAAGAAGATCGCCATCTGCTTTGCGATAGGAGTCTTTGACCTCGCCACCACCAGCCATCTTTAGAAACTTGTTCACCCTAGCCATCGCCCAAGCGTTCCTTGAGTTTGGTTGTCCACCGCTAATCGTTGGCCTAAAGCTAGTGGAGAACGCACCCGCCCCCCTGCGAAACACTTTCTTCAATGCTCCAAGGGTGGGGGCTTTCTTTGTAGGATGCTTGTCCTTGAACTCGGCAATCTTGTTCTTCAATGCCTCCTCATTCTCGGCTGAAATCTCAATGTCACCAGCCTTGCTTCTTGTGGATGCCGTCCCTTCCGGGTTTTCTTTGGAGCCTTTGATTTGTTCTTTGGCTGGTGCAGGGGTTTGAGCCGCTGACTTGGGGCCGGGTCTGGCAAGTTCTTCCTTCTTATCAGTAATTGGCCCACCAACAATCCAAGCATCACAAGTCCGTTTGGCCGCACACTTAAAGTCAAATATCTCGCAGTAGCCTAGATCGCCACCAATAGCCACTTCGTTTGCGTCCTCTCCAATACCCTTTTTGATGCATCCAATAACTTTGCTCCTTTGGTCGAAAGCGGCACAATTACCGCAAAGCATCTTCTTTGCCGTTGCCACATCCCCTTGGAACTCATCTGCCTTGGCTTTCCAGTAAGCATCGTTTGGCTCGTTCGGATTGGCTGGGCCGTAGTTCGCATCGTCCACGGCTGTCTGCCTATTAGCTAAATTTGTTTTGATGTCTTGAGTTGCGATTGGGCAAGCAGATGGTTCTGCAAGTTCTTCAGAATCCTCAATGGTAAAACCAAAGGTATCTGTTAGCCTTTCCTTGAATGAATTGGTTTCGTATGGCATTTTAGTATTCCTCAATTTCAATGGTTGTGGACTTAACATCCTTATTCCTTCCAACCATTTCAATCTTTGGTTTTCCTATTACACGCAACCTTGACTTATATGGCAAGACGAATTCGTTCTCTGAATCCGAGAATTTTCGAAGGCTTTTGCTTTTAGATAGTTTAAGATAAAGATGTCCGTGAACAGAACCAGCAGTAAAGTTTTGTGCCGTGCCTTCATCTGTCGTGAAAGATGTGAGTGTTCGATCTAAACTCATTCCGCTTTTTAATTTTCCGACAAAATTATCTGCTTCCTCTTGAGTCTTGAATGATAGCCCTCGCCACATCGGGCTTGTCTGCTTGTGTGGGGCTTGCATCTTCATAGTTTTAAGAAGAGTTTGGGATGCCTTGGTTTCTGGCCTTGGGTTTAATTTTATATATTCACTTCCCTTAAAATCCGTTTTAACCTGAAAAGCGGCAACATCATTATCAGTTGCTTTTTGCCATTCCTTGAAGGATAAATTTTCTCCCTTCATTTTTAATTCTCCAACCTGCCATACTGCTTCCGGATTTGCCTTTAGTTGCCTATCTCTATATTGATTCCAATCTCTTGCGTCAGCCGCCCCATTAAAAATTTTTCCTCCCTTGCTTCGGATTGGAACTTTACCAGCTTTTTGTCTTTCACTTAACTGATATTTTGGAATTATGATATTCCCATCTTTATCATATGTGTGCCCATCGTCTTGAGCTTTTGCTTTTGGAGAAACTTCTTCTTTTTCTTTTGATGTTTCTTTTTTAGAATCTTTTCTTGGTTCACCTGCTGGTCTTTTAGGCTCATAGCCACCCTTCAACGCTGGCCGTCCATAACCAACTGCACACTCATTGTCTGGGCCAAATGTGCCATCATCGACTTGTCCGCAGTCTCCAGCAAATTCGGTTTTCTTGTCTCTAGCCTCCATCTGCCCAACTACTTTTCTTGCCCAAGCATAGCCAGCATCGCCACCCCAACCATTCCACGCTTGCCAGCCCTTACCTTGCTCGTCCCAAGTGCTTCCCTTCTTATCGACTTCGTGCCTATCGAAAAAGGCTTTCATTCTTCGGATTGTGTCTGGAGACATATTTACTCCATTCATCAAATCCCTCGCCCTAGCGATGCCTACCGGGGTCATTCCCCTTTGGCTGGCTGGTTTCCCCTCCCTTACATCCAAAGCCCTTTTAGCGGCCTCTCTGGCTCCTTCTGGTGGGGTAAAATCAATCCCATCGTATTTGCCCAACTCAATTCCACCCATCATCCCTTGAATCAGCATCTTGATAGATGCGGGGTCTAGGCTTTCCAGAATCTCTAAATTACTTTTTTTTTGAGAAGTGCCAGCGGGGGCGGTCGGGGGCGTGGTAGGTTCTGGGGATGTGGGTGTCGAGCCTCCAGAAGAATCCCCCTCTTGGTCTTTTGCAATCTGCTGTTTTTCTTCTTTGGTGGTTGGAATGGTTGTTCCAACATTGACTCCGGCGATGATTGCTCTTGCTTGGTCTGGGCTGATTGTCGGGAAAGCCGCCGTGATAATGGAGACCGCACCCTCTTTGGAAACTGCACCCATAGCAACGGCATTGATAACATTGATAAGCGAAGCGACTTGTGCCCCATTGAGCGAAGCACCACCAAGCATATCCTCGTCCGATGTCTGTCCTGCGGATGTCTGCTCGCCCTCGGCTGGGGTTGCTTGTGCTTGTTGTGAATCTCTAGTTAATCCCTCTGCGGCGATGTCGGAAATTGTATCGGCTGGAACTTTGTATTCCTCTGCCAAGTCTTTGATCATCTTTGCTTCAATAGCCCTTTGACGCATAGCACTTTCAAAATCGAGGCCTTTCTCCGAATATATGGAGCTGGCACTAGTTAGCCCTGCCCGAAACTCTGCGATATTAGCGACTGATTCTCTCCCTAAATCAATAGACACATTAGCCCCGAAATTGAAAATACCCCTTGTCGTTCTGCTTCCCACATTGTTCTCGATCAATCCCCTAGCTACTCCGTCTGCAATTACGATGTTCTTAATTGGGCGAAGGACTTTGTCATCGAGTAGCTTCTGGTATCTGCGGAAGGTTCGCCCTGCTTGTTGCATCTCAAGACGAGCAGTTGGGCCAGACATAGAGGATGGGTCAACGGCGAAGCTATAAGGTATGCCAACACCCATACAAATGTTACGGAGAAGAATCCTATGGAACTCTGCAAATGCACCAGAAGGACGGCTCGGCCCATCGGGGAACACAATATCCTCGCCCGGTTCTAGGTAGGAGATTTTGCCGGACTCGATGGCTTCTAGTTTGATTGCACTTCCATTAACATCTTGATCGTTTGTGAGGGTGGATAAGTCAGAGGCATTGTTATTGTTTCTTTTAATAATTGCACT